GGGTTAGCATAATGGCAACACATACTTATAACACAATGTCAGGATTATCAGTAACCGGAGGTACTGGCGGAGTTTCAGGTAATTCTATTCCAACAGGCGGAGGAATAGAATATGTTCGTTATTCCGATGATGGAGTTGGACTCGATGCTTTGGCAACTGCTTTTTCTTTATCTAACTCTGCATCTACAGCTGCATATATAGAACTTAAAATGAGAAGAGGCAGTTTGGGATTTGAAATTGAAGCCAGGGACGATAGCTCTTTTGCGAGTGGAGATTTTACAACTAAATCAGTACTTAGGTATGAGGTAGGTGGTACCTCTTCTACTTTAACAACTGCTGCATTTGATAATGCACAAGATGTATTTACGCTTAATGGTTTTACACCATCCGCTATTAAGATGAAATATACATTGACTAATAACGTAGTGGTTGGAAGTTCTAGCTCATATTCAACATATTCAAATAGTTATGTAAATGATACTTGGTTAACAACAAGTAGCGTCGGTGATAATATTCAACTCTTTTTGGGTGCGAGTGCGTCCGCAGCACCGGTAGCAAACAATATTAGAGATTGTACATGGATTGTTGAATTTTGGGGACGTGTATCTGGATATGATGATACTAAAATATGGGAAATAAGAGTTGACTGTAGGGCTGATGCTGAGGCTGAACCATAAGCCGAATAAATATTAATAATTAATGGAAATCAATTAAAATGGCACAACCAACAACAAGAGAAGAATTCAAAGCATGGGTACTCCGTAAGCTAGGTGCACCTGTCATTGATATTAATGTGTCCGATGAACAGGTAGATGATCGTCTTGATGAAGCGATTGATTTTTGGAGAGATTATCATTATAACGGTAGTCAATTAATTTATTTAAAACACCAACTTACTGCAGATGATGTAGCAAATGGTTATATTGATTTGCCTACAACAATCCTTGGTATTTCAGGCATCTTTGATATGCAGTCAAGTATTTCAACAGGTTCAGGTATTTTTAATGTTCAGTATCAATTCGTTTTAAATAATCTTGAAGATATCACAGGTTATAATATTACAAATTATTATATGTCAATGAGTCATTTAGAATTCTTACAAGAAATGCTTGTAGGTAAACCAATGGTTCGTTATAATAAACACGTTAATAGATTGCATCTTGACATGGATAAAGGTGTATTAACTGAAGGAGAGTATCTCATTATTGAAGCATACGATGTAATTGATCCTGCTTCGTATTCAGATGTGTGGTCAGATCGTTGGTTACAAAATTACGCAACTGCATTAGTTAAAGAGCAGTGGGGTTCAAACTTAACTAAGTTTACAGGTATGCAACTTGTAGGCGGTGTATCATTCAATGGAGAACAAATACTTTCCGATGCGAGAGAAGAGAGAAGATTAATGGAAGAAAACGCAATATCCGAATTACAACCTCTCTCTTATAACTATATTGGATAAGTAATGGCAACTAATGTATTTTTCAACAACTATCAGAGATTTTCTGAACAAGAACTGATTGACGATTTAGTAATTGAATCTATCAAGCAGTATGGTGTTGATGTCATTTACATTAGTAGAGCAATTAAAGGTCGTGATGTAATCTTTAATGAAGACGATTTTCCAGAATATAATGAAACTTTTGAATTTGAAGTTTATGTTAAAAATAACGAAGGATTTGAAGGTGAAGGTGATTTCTTATCTAAGTTCGGTTTACAAATCAGAGATCAATTAACACTTACCGTTGCGAATAGAACATTTGAAAGATATGTAACTCGAGAGGTTGTTGAACTTATTCGTCCAAGAGAAGGCGATTTAATTTACTTCCCATTAAACGAAAAGATTTTTGAAATTAAATACGTTGAACATGAAAGCGTATTTTATCAAATGGGTAAAACTCAAGTATTTGATATGACATGTGAATTGATTGAATACAGCAACCAAAGATTCAATACAGGCCGAACAGAAATTGATAATTACTTTGCAGATTACAATACAGATGTATACGTTTCTAATACAGTTACACTAAATGCACTTGCACAAACTGATGATCTATCAAATAACCTAAACTTTGAAATTGAAGCAGATGGTATTATTGATTTCTCAGAAGTAGATCCGTTTAGTGAAAACATACAAATAAGTGACTCATAATGGCAATAGCAAACTATTTTTACAATTCTACGATTCGCAAATATGTTGCCTTATTTGGTACATATTTTAATCAATTAGAAGTTAGAAGAACAAGCACTGATGGTACACTTAATCAGAGACAAATAGTACCTATTTCTTATGGACCATATCAAAAGATTTTAGCTCGTCTTGACCAAGATCCTGCATTATTAGGTGGAGCTTCCACTGATGCATCTGGTAATCCTTCGGCAGGACAACCATACGCAATGACATTACCTCGTATGGCTTTTGAACTTACATCGTTTACATATGACACTGAAAGAAAAGTTGCTCCTACAAGAAAATTAAGAAAGACTGCAGTTGATGAAGCAAGCGGATATCGCAAATTTCTGTATGCAGGAACTCCATATAACATGGGATTCAGTTTATACATTATGGCAAAATATAATGAAGATGCCGTTAAAATATTAGAACAAATATTACCGTTCTTTAATCCAGAACATACAAGCACTGTAAGATTAATTGACGGATTGGAACCACTTGATATTCCATTAATTTTATCTGGAGTAACAAGTGAGGATGTTTATGAAGAAGCATTTACAACAAGAAGAAGTATAATATATACATTAAACTTTACAATGAAAGGTTGGTTCTTTGGACCTGAAAGAGATAAGAATATTATTAGATTTATTGATGTTCGTTATGCTGATGATATACTTGCGAATACAGAGTTTGTTGAATATCAAACTATGCAACCAGGTATGACAGCAAACGGTACACCAACAACCGATCCTGAACTAACCGTTGATTTTAGTTTAATTGAATTTGATGACGACTGGGACTTTATCGAGCAAGTATCCGATACTGAACCTAGTTAAGAGGAAATAAATTATGAAAATTGGATTTACTTGTAGCAGTTTTGACCTGCTTCATGCTGGCCATGTTCAAATGCTAAGAGAAGCAAAAGAACAATGTGATTATTTAATTGTAGGATTACAAATGGATCCTTCACAGGATCGTCCTAATATAAAGAACCCACCTATTCAAACTATTGTAGAAAGATATAGTCAACTTAAGGCAGTAAGATATGTTGACGAAATTATTCCTTATTGTACTGAAAGAGATCTTGAAGATATTTTAGAACTATATACAATTCATGTTCGTATATTAGGAGAAGAATATCGTGATAAAGATTTCACAGGAAAAGATATCTGTCGTAAGCGAGATATTGATTTACACTTTAATAAAAGAGATCACAGATTCAGTAGCAGCCTATTACGAAAATCATGCGCAATAAATAATAAGGAATACAAAGCAAAGGATGGTGAATATGACTGATGATAAAATTGCTCAAGCTTTAAATATGAGACCTTTGGAAGATGCCAAAGAAGATTTAAGGGCTGAATTTGAAGCAACTCTTAAAGAAGATCCTTTGGTGCAGGAAAGTGTAGATAATTTAAAGAATTTACCGCAAGAAAGTGTAGTACATCCTATTGCGGCTATTACAAAAGAAGCTGAAGAAAATTTAAAAGACATTGAATTAGCAAAACAAAATATTGAGAATATTATTAATCTTGGTGATGATGCAGTTAAAGAAATGACAGCAATTGCGAAACAATCAGAATCTCCTCGAGCATTTGAAGTTGTATCCACACTAATGAAAACATTGCTTGATGCAAACAAAGATTATGTTGAAATGTCTACAAAGAAAAGATTTGCTAAAGAAGAATCTGGACCATCCACTCAAGTTACGAATAATAACTTAATTGTATCAACCGCCGATTTATTAAAAATGATTAAAGGCGATAACAACGAATGATAGATCGCGGGTACTTAGGTAATTCATACCTCAAAAAAGTTGGAGAACAAATCGAATTTACTCCAGAGATGTTGAAGGAGTATATGAAATGCGCTGAAGATCCTATTTACTTCGCTGAAAACTATATTAAAATTGTACATGTTGATAAAGGCTTAATTCCTATTCAGATGTATGATTATCAAAAAGAAATTACAGAAAAGATTACAAAGAATAGAAGAGTTGCCGTACTTACATCAAGACAGGCAGGTAAAACTACAACAGCAGTAGCGGTTATATTACACTACATCTTATTTAATGAATTTAAGACCGTTGCCATATTGGCAAACAAAGGTGATGCGGCTAGAGAAGTATTAGGGAGAGTTCAGCTTGCCTATGAGGCATTACCTAAATGGATGCAGCAAGGTATTGAAGAATGGAATAAAGGTAATATAACATTAGAGAATGGTTGTAAGATTTATGCAGGAACCACGACCTCAAGCGCAATTAGAGGTAAATCTATTTCTTTTCTATATCTTGATGAGGTTGCGTTTATTGAAGGATTTGATGAATTCTTTGCTTCAGTATATCCAACAATTTCATCAGGTCAAAGTACAAAGTTATTAATGACTTCAACACCAAATGGATTGAACCATTTTTGGAAAACTTGTAAAGGTGCCAAAGAAGGTACTAACGGTTATGAGTTTGTTGAAGTTATGTGGTATGATGTTCCAGGTAGAGACGAACAATGGAAAGATGAAACTCTTGAAGCATTAGATTTTGATAACGAAAAATTTAATCAAGAGTACTGTTGTCAATTCTTGGGTAGTTCAGGTACTCTTATTAGTGGTGCCAAATTAAAAGAACTAGCACCATCCAAACCAATTACTGAAAGTGAAGGTATTACACAATACGAAAAAGCAATACCTAATCATTCATATGTTATGACAGTTGATGTGTCAAGAGGTAAAGGCCTTGATTATTCAACATTTACTATGATTGATGTAACTGAAATGCCATACAAACAAGTATGTTGCTTTCAGGACAATACTATAAGTCCAGTTGACTTTGCCTCTGTTATATATAGAATAGGGCTGATGTATAATGAGAGTGCTATATTAATAGAAATCAATGACATCGGTGAGCAGGTTTCTGATGTACTCTTAATGGACTACGGCTATGAAAATCTTCTTTTCACTGAAAATGCCGGCCGATCCGGTAAACAAGTTTCAGGTGGTTTTGGAGGGAAGAGAGCAGATCATGGAATAAGAACAACCCGACAAGTAAAATCAAAAGGTTGTTCTATATTGAAATTATTAATTGAACAAAATCAGTTAATAATACAAGATTATAATACAATACAGGAGTTATCACGTTTTAGTAAAAAAGGTAATTCTTACGAAGCTGAATCTGGAGCTAACGATGATCTCGTTATGAATCTAGTATTATTTGCTTGGTTATCTGACCAACGATTCTTTAGAGAATTAACAGATATCAATACATTAGCAGCATTGAAAGAAAAAACTGAACAACAGCTTGATGAAGAATTACTACCTTTCGGATTTATTGATACAGGGGATCCATTACCAGATGAACAAGGATGGATTGAGTACAGACCTGAAAGAACTTTTGAAGTGTAGTTTAAATTATTATAAATAAAACTGTGATAACTATAAATTAGTAAATAGGTTTAAAATAGATAATATTTAAAGGAGAATAATATGGCTTTTTCCGTAAGTCCTTCCGTAATTGTTCGAGAGGTGGACGCATCAGCATCGGTTCCTGCCATCGCAACACCACCTGCAGCAGTAGCTGGTGTATTTAGATGGGGCCCGGTAGGTGAAGCAATACTTGTTTCTTCAGAGAATGAATTAGTTCAAAGATTTGGTGAACCCAATGATAATAACTATGAGACGTTCTTTGTAGCAGCTGATTATCTTTCATATGCAAATGCATTATGGGTTGCTCGTGCAGATAATGGAGCAGTTACTGCTTCTGCTTCTGATACTTCAAGCTCAAATACTCAACTTCATGTATATGGTGCATTTGATGCATTATATCCTGGAGAGTTAGGTAACTCATTACAGGTTGCGTATGTTAAAGATACAAACTTTGAAGCTGATCTTATTGAAGTAAGTAATATTACTTCATCAAGAATCACAGGTAATACTTCCATTAACCAAACAATTGCTTTTAATGCTACTTCAGTTGAATTTGAAGTTGCACCAGCATATAGAATTGATACTACAACAATTGATGCAGGTGATATATTTGTCATCGGTAACGATTCAGTAGGTTATCAATCAATACCAGTTTCTTCAATTGTTGAAGAATGGAGAGATTCTGCAGGCGATGAAACTGCTAACACCAGTTTAGTTACATCATATGGATATACTATTACTTTAGGTCAACCATACAGATTAGCAGAGACAGAATTAAATAAATTAAGTATTACAAAGAAATGGGCATTCTCAGGATTATTTGGAAAAGCTCCAGCAACAGGCAATTTCCATATTGCTGTTATTGATGAAGATGGTTCAATATCCGGAACACCAGATACTGTATTAGAAATTTATTCTGATGTTTCTACATCATCAAGTGCAAAACTATCAAACGGTAAAACAAATTACTATAAAGAAGTAATTGCTCAAGAATCTTCTTGGGTTACTGTTGCTAATACTGCTCACTTCGAAGCTCAAACTTCTGAATATGAATCATTAGCATTAGGTACAGATGGTAGAACAGAAACTGCAGCAACATTAGCCGACCTTGCCGGTGCCTACGATTTATTCAAATCTTCAAATGAGATTGATGTATCTTTCGTATTACAAGGTAAAGGTGACGATAGTGGTAATCTTGCTACATACCTTATTTCAAATATTGCTGATTACAGAAAAGATGCAGTTGCGTTTATTTCGCCTGCTAAATCAGATGTTGTTGATGAAAGCAAATCTGAAGCTAAATTAGCAAATATTATTGCATATAAGAATAGCTTACCAAGTTCTTCTTACTATGTAATGGATTCAGGTTATAAGTATAGATATGACAGATATAATGATGTATACAGATATACCCCACTTAACGGTGATATCGCAGGTCTTGCTTCAAGAGTTGAACCTTTTGAATCTCCTGCCGGTTTCCGTAAAGGTGTAATCAAGAATGTTGTTAAACTTGCCTTTAATCCTAATAAGGCTCAAAGAGATCAACTATACAGTGCAAATGTTAACCCAGTCATGGCACAAACAGGACGAGGAATTGTTTTATTTGGTGATAAGACAGGATTAGGTGCTAATAGCGCATTCGATAGTATCAACGTTAGAAGATTGTTTATTGCGGTAGAAAAGGCAATTGCCAATGCTGCAGAATCATTCTTATTTGAATTGAACGACGAGTTTACTCAAGCTCAATTTAAAGGAATTGTTGAACCATTCTTAAGAGACATTCAAGGTAAAAGAGGTATTGTTGATTTCAGAGTGGTATCTGATACAACAGTAAATACACCGTCTATTATTGACCAAGGTAAGTTCAGAGCTAATATCTTTATTAA